AATATCTTTATTAGAAGATGAAGGAATTGAATATCAAGTAATAAACAATACTAGAATGTTGCCAAAAGTTAATTTTGAATTTCATGGTGAATTGAGAGAAACACAAATAGAACCAGTTGAGGCTATTCTTGGAAGAAAATTTTCAACATTGTCTGCTCCTCCAGGATCAGGCAAGACGACAATTTCTTTATATACTGTCTCCAAGAGAAGCCAATCTACATTGATACTCGTCCACACAAAGGCGCTCCTTGTCCAATGGCAAGAAAGAATAGAACAATTTCTTGGAATCGATAGAAAAGATATCGGCACTATAGTAGAAGGGAAAATTAAATTAGGAGAAAAAATAACAGTAGGTATGGTTCAAACATTAACAAAATGTAGCCATAAGGTCAAACCACATATTGGTTATATAATTTGTGATGAATGCCATCACCAACCTGCAAAATCCTTCTCTGATGTTGTTTCTGTTTTTGATTCAGCATATAGTGTTGGTTTAAGCGCAACTCATGTGCGTAGAGACAAACTTGAAAGACTTATAGCATGGTATCTTGGTCCAATAGTTTCTGTTGTGGGATTAAATGACCTTATCAAACAAGGTAATGTTATGATGGTAGAACCTATAATAAGAGAGACAAATTTTCGTTCAAATCTGATGGAACCCAGTTGGTCAAATTTAATATCTGAGTTGATTTTAGATGAAGAAAGAAATTTATTGATAGCAAATGATGTAGTTAAAGAATCTAAAAAAGGACCATGTGTGGTCTTATCAGATAGGAAAGCGCATTGTGAAATTTTGACTAGTTTGATTGATAGTTTTGGAATTAATGTTGAAATGGTTACTGGTGATGTTAAGGGAGATGATAGGGATAATATTTTAAAGAAATTGAAGGAAAAGAAGATAGATGTGATAGTTGCAACCGGACAACTGCTTGGAGAGGGTTTTGATGAAAAGTCTTTGACTGCATTATTTCTGACAACACCAATCTCTTGGGCTGGAAGGTTAACACAATATCTAGGAAGAATTTCTCGAATATGTGATGGAAAAACACGAAGCGTGGCATACGACTATAAGGACACCTTTTGTGATTATCTAATGAAGGCTTTCGAAGAAAGAATGCGCACTTATCGTAAATTAAAAAAACAAAGTTTAAAGAAATAAATATATGACTGAAAAATCTCAATTTTCCAGAAAACGCCTCGACTTTTCGATAGAGGGAAGGATATTAACTTCTCTCATTATGTCTGATAAGTTTATTCAGAACGTTGCTCTGATGCTGAAAATTGAATATTTTACCAATGCTTTCTCTCGTACTATTGCTATTTGGTGTCTTGATTATTATAAGATTTATGGCAAGTCTATCAAAAAAGATATTCAAAATGTTTATGAATCAAATAGACGTTCTGGTCAGATAAGAGAAGATGCAGATTTGATAGCTTCATTTTTGCAAGGGCTTTCCACTAAATTTGAAGAAGAATTAGAAGAAAGTGAAGCATATAATTTAGAATATCACTTGGATCAGGCAGAAGCATATTTTAAAGAAAGAGCATTAACTTTACTTTCTGACAATCTGCAACAAGCACTTACTAATGGAAGAATTTTAGAAGCGCACGAAGCAGTAGCCACATTCAGAGTGCCAGACAGGGTTATGGAAATAGGGTCTGAACCATTTGACAATCCAGACTTGGTTAAGAAAGCATTAGAGAAGAAAGATGGGTTTTTTAAGATGCCAGGACCGCTTGGTAAAATGATGGGCGACATGAAACGAAGCACGCTATCTGCGATTGCAGCACCGATGGGCGCGGGCAAAACCAGTTACATGCTTGACTTCGCTTTACAAGCCTATTACAGCAGATTAAATGTAGCTTTCTTCTCTCTTGAAATGGCAGAAGATGAAGTGACAGAAAGGATGGCAAGAGCCATCACTGCATCACCTAGAAAATCAGGAAAATATTTATTTCCAGTTTGGGACTGTCTAAATAACCAATTGGGAACTTGTAAAAAGAGAGGTTTTGAAAATCCTACCATAGCAAGAAGTATTCAAAAAGGCAGAAGCACTATAATTGAAAGAGACGACTTTCCAGTACATAATTATCGACCATGTACTCAATGTGATAAATTTAAAGTTACTGCATGGTGGGAAGAAATTGATAAGAAAGGAATATCTACTAAAGAAGCAATTCAGAAATTTAAAGGTTTGAAAGAAACGTTTTCTTCCAGATTCAAATTGGTATCTTGGCCTATGTACTCAGCAGGATTACAGGAAATTATTTCTTGTCTAAGAATATGGGAAAACATGGAAGGTTTTATACCAGATTTGATAGTAGTTGATTATGCAGATTTACTTAAACCAGAATCTAATCAGAAAGAAGAAAGGCATAATCTAGATAGAATTTGGAAAGGATTAAAAGCTCTGTCTCAGTCTACTAAAACTTTGGTTTTGACAGGGACGCAGACTAGAAGAAGTACATTAGAAAAAGGTGAGGTGGGACAAGCTGACATGGCAGAAGATATTAGGAAATTGGCTCATGTGGATGCCATGTGGGGTTTGAGCCAAACGCCAGATGAGAAGAGATGGGGTCTAGCCAGGATAGGTATGTTGAAGCAGAGGCATGACGAATTTGATGTGGTTTCACAATGTTACATATTACAGCAACTTAAATGTGGTCAATTTTGCCTAGATTCTATGCTTAAAAAATAATTTTCAAAAAACTGAAAATAATTCTTGACAAGGGGTTTTGAGGGTCTATAATGTAAGAAAATTAGGAAAAGGGGAAATTTTTGGACACAACTCATGAAGAAGAATTAAAAATTCTAGGCAAAGAATTGATGGGTTGGACCCTTTTTGGAATTTCTCCTATAACTGGCTCGTTTGGTGCAAAATGGTTATTTTACCCTCTTGAAGATTATGGCACTAAATTTGAATTTTTTAATGATAAAAATTGTATTGATTTTATAAAATGGAACCCGTTTGAAAACACTATTCAAGCCTTTGGAATAGTGGATAAATTAATCGATAAAGGGTGGAAAGTTTTTAGCCTTGAATATGACAATCTATATAATGATGGTAAATGGAAGGCTTTGTTTTATAAACCAGGAAATGCGATAGGTTATGCAGGAACCAAAGAGGAAGCGATTTGTTTTGCGGCTCTTGAAATCTTGATTGTTAAATGAATATAAAGCCAGAGGATTTAAAAACAGATTTGAAAAGATGGGATTCAAAGTCAGGCTTAAATATGATCCTGATTTTCCTTCTGCAACAAATTTGTTTGTTGTTGGTAAAGATGAAAAAGAATGTGAATATTATCAAGAAAGTCATGTTGGAATGAAATTGTTTTATTTAGAGTCTTGGTTTAAGAATTATGATAGAAAAATCTTTAATCAAATTTGTGGGTTAAAAGAGGAAACTATTTATGTCAGAACCTATTGAATATACAATTGAAGAAACAAAGAAAATGATATCAAATTATTTGGATAACCACAAAGGAGAAACTTTTTGTATAAAACTTCAACGGTCTGGAAAACCTAATTTCCGTGTTCACATTCATACTACCAAAGACAAGGAAAAATATCCAGATTAATAGGGAGGAATCAAATATGATAACTGTTGACGCTAATCCTGCTGAATATACATTGACAATAAAAATGGACGAAGATGAATTTGCAATTATGTCAGCCGCGGCAAATTCAGAAGGTAAATTTCTTCGAGGAAAAATTAAAGATATGGTGGATCAACATTTACGCGCCGTCCAAATGGTTTATAGTATAAAGAAAGAAAACAAAAAATATGAATTAATCTATGAAAACATTGATAATCCAGATAAAAACTATACAGATATTGTTAGTAGCATCACAATAGGCCAAATGGAAGAAGTCTTTGGGGATTTTGATAAAAAATCTAAAGTTGGTGACAAAATAGAAAAACTTCATAATGGGTGTTATTATAAGGTAAAATGTATTGGATTTTTTAATCGTAATGGATTATAACTGAAGCATTTGCAAAATTCTAAAGATAAGGAGGAAAATTATGGAAAAACAAATCCATTTCAAAAAAGATTGCAAAGATTTTGTTTTAACAATTACTCAAATTCAAGAAAAATATCACAATATTTCTGTTTATGAATCATTGGATAAATCTATAAACATACCATTTGGAATTGTTTCTTTCTTCGATGGTAAGGCATATGGCAAAGTTGGGACAGATTATGACAGAACCAAGATAATGAAACTTACCCATTATGAAATGTTTCGGGGTGGAAATGATAAAAAAATGAAGCATAATAGAATGGTTAAAGAACCAGCACAACAAAGAGCCTATAATTTGATATATGAACAAATGCCTTGGCTATCAAACGTTGTACATCATGAAGAAAAAGAACATATTGGTTTTTATTTAGATGAGTTATAAAATGAAAGCTAAAGGCAAATATTTCTGGAAAAAAGAATGGTATTCAATTTGTTCCATGCATCGTGATGGAAAAGATGGATGCCCAATGTGTGAAACTGGTAAATGGGTGAATGTTTGGATGCATAATGTTTCATCTTTCATATATGGCAATTGGCCTAATTTTTGGAGATGGTGGGCAAACCTTTCTTGGAATAAAAAGAAAAGGATGACTTTTGAAAAGAAGGAGAATAATGGGCAAAATATATTGTAAAATGGGTGGTCTTATGGAAGACCCAAACTTTCATTGGGAATATATAGGGTCTACTAATGGTAAGACGCCACAAGAAGTTTGTGATAATTATGCTAAAGAACATCCAGAATTTGACAAAGACTATAAGATAACATTTTATAAGAAAGAAAAAATTTTAAGTTATTGGGGCTGGGAATTGAAGGTAGTTTTAGATGATGAAAGAATGTGCAAGTGTGGATCGATTGAAAAATATTGATTAAGGAGGATA